ACAACTTACCAATTTCAGGCAAGTACAGATACTTCAACTCACTGCGCTCAAGCGTATTAAAAGCATCCTCGATTGTTTCTACAAGTGGATCACCAGCTAGATTAAAGCTAGTGTTGAAAAGCACAGGACATTCTGTAATATCTTTAAACGCTTTTATTAAGTTGTAGTAATGCTTGTTTTGCTCTTCAGAAACCGTTTGCACTCTGCAAGTGTTGTCCACATGGGTGATAGCAGGCAAGTCACCAACCTTTGAAGGTTGAACATCAACAGCATACATCATGAATGGACTTTCTTCCATTCCAGCAAGATCAAACCACTCAGCTGCATCTTCCTTCAACACAGATCCAGCAAACGGTCTAAACCATTCTCTACCTTTAACTTTATTGACAATGTCTTTACCATCTTTGACACGTGGGTCAAATACAATTGATCTGTTTCCTAAAGCTCTTGGACCAGCCTCTGATTTAGATTGAAAGATACTAACAATATTACCATCAGCAATTAATTTTGCAACATCTTGAGGTGTCACATCAGTATTTTCATACGGTAAGTTGTCAACGCCCTTGAAATCCTTAGATAAAGAAATTTCTTGCAATCTATCAATACCAAGGTATAAAGTATCCAACTTTTCCCGTACTGGCTCAATATCATTTTGCTGGCAATGCAAGTAGTAAGCATGCTTAGCAAGACCAATAGATGTTCCACCATCATGTGAAACAGGATCTACGAACAAATTAATGTTAGGAAAGCGCTTACGGAAGTAATAATTTGCCACACAATTTAAACCATAACCACCAGCTAAAACCACATTTTTCTCACCAGTAATATCTATAGCTTTTTCAATCAAGTCACCTACAAGTTTTTGAGTTTGATCTTGAACCGCCCATGCGACATTTTTAAATACATCCAAAACTAAAGAAGAATCTTTATGCCAATCTCTGTGTTTGGGATCAAATTTTAAAAAGTTAAATCGTTCAGAATCAAGAAAAGCTCCCATTGGGTACAAAGGACTGACCATATTTTTATTGGCGCGATCACCAATAAACAAATCCAACAGTCTCTCATCTTTTCTACCATAAGGTGCTAACCCCATTGTTTTACCAGCTTCAATGAAACCAAACCCAAGATAATCACTAACAGCTTCGTAAACTTTAGTTATTGTTGTGGCATTATCAAACAAAAACGTAGTGTTCTCATTTTTGAACTCACATCTACTTCCGCTATTGTTTCCATACGATTTGTACTTGGGTGTAATGTCGGTTAAACCTGAACAAATGAAAATAGATTCTGTTTCAAACCCTTGAGGTTGAGTTTGATTGGGGTCTTCGGATACATTGAGTGAATGGTATGATCCAGCACCATCAACAACTACGGCAACAGCAGTGTCAAATCCTGAATTATAATAAGCACTTAAAGCATGACCCATGTGATGCTCATTACCTGCAACAACTGTTTTCACATTTGGGTTGTATTTACGAACCAAAGCACTGTAAGGATTTTCTGATGTCCAGGGTAGTTTTGGTAGTTCGGGAGAAGTACCACCAATAACAATTTGATCTATGCGATGTCGTTGCAAAGCTTCAATGATTCCTCTGAAAGGATTGCCATCATGTTTTACTTTCGAAAGGCGCTCCTCTTCAATGTAAAAATCCAACTTACCATCAACCACCAAAGCTACAGAACCATTATGACCTGGGTTAACTGCTAATACATTATAACTCATATTATTTTACCTTTTTCTCAATGTCTTCTACAATGTTTTTATAAATCTCATCTAGTTCTTTATCAGAAAAATCCATGCATTTATCATTATATCTATCTGCTAGATGAGAATCTAAACCACATACTCTTATAGGAGAGTATTTTTTAATATCTTTCTTTTCTACTATGTTAAAGTAGTCAGGATATGTTGTATTGATTGCAAACGTAGATCCAACTATTACTGTTCCTGGTTTATTTAAACTACGAGCCATATGCTGGCCAACAGAATCAACTCCAACAAAATAATCTGAAGCTTCAATTATAGCAGACCACGTACGAAGGTCTGCTTGAGCTTTAAACGTAAATGTATCTTCGGGAATGTAGAATTCGGGCTCACCAAAAAATATTAAATTATATTTGGATGATAATTTCTTGGCTAGGTACAGATACGATTTGGGATCCAAACTACGAGACGAATCATCAATAAAATCATTACGATCTTTTTTCATTGATCTACCAAAAGGCTGAACAACTAAAGTTTTTGATTTTTGAAATTGTTGCTTGACATCAGCAACAATATTGGCAGCATTTTTTTCATCTAGCTTTGATAAAAACAAACGTGGTGAAGAAAGATCACTGTGGTCGTCTGTCTGGTTTATTTCTTTATCAAAAGCTTCAGCGAGTGAAAGTTCTTGTCTAAAGTAACCAGGAACTCTATAGGGTTCCGGTGTGATTAGAACATCTGCATCTTTAATTACATTATCAAAAACACCTTTTGTATCAGGATTGTATGTAATGTCTTGCAACAGTTTATTACCCCAAAGCAAGTTGTCCCACCCAAAAATAAGAATCTGGACATTTTCATCGGGATGATTTTTTACATATTTTTCCAAAGCTGGAATAGCAGCTATAACTCTTCCAGCACCACCATCAATTACAAATACTTTTTTCATAAAACTCCAAAACAAATAATAGTTGAGTATACTCCTACTCAACCTTCAATTCAACACATTTTTATTTATACGGGCTTTGAAGGCCAGACAATATCAAAAGGATCTTCTGCAGAAGCTGGAAGATCTCTCAATGTTTGTCTATATGCTAACCAAGCGTTTTTATATTGATCTGTTTGAGATTCCCAAAAATCAGAATAAATTATTCTAGACTCCTCATCAGAGGATAACAATAATTTATCTCTCTTAGCTCTTACTTCTATTAGTTTTTCTACTTTAACAAGCTCGTATTGTTCAGCACTATATGGTTTTCGCAAACAAACACTATAAAGCATCGGTTTTTCAGCATCAAAAACTGGAGGCCCATATACAGGGTCAAAGGAAGTTATTTCATTTCCTATATCTTCATAAAACATTAATGCAAAACCAATACCGTCACCATCTGGAATAGGAACAACCATAGCGTCTATCTTACCGCAATAATGTGTGACAGCATCGGGGAAATATAATTCACAAGTATCAACTATTTCACCTGTGTTTACATTAATTTTTCTAAAAAAACCTGAAGTAAAAAAATTCATTTTAATACCTAATTAAAGAGCAGCGAGTTGAGTGCATGTAAGCTTGTGTCTTCCCAATGGACTGACAACGTTACCGGAAGGATCAATGGCAAATGAACCCCAATTACTATACCTGACGTCATGCTCATGTATTCCAATAATATCACAAGCACCACCAGCACAGTTCCATGGAGCTCCTACTACCCAAGTACATGCAGCACCATCAAAACAAGCTCCCCAACCACTAGTACATCCGGTGCATGCAGTTGGATAACTAGCGCAGCTGTAAATACAACATTTTTCATGACACACAAAAGCCCAGCGAATAGCACACAAGGATCCATCAGGTAGAAGAACATTAGTACATGATGTTGTTAAAGAACAAACGTATCCTGAACAATCGGTTTTTCTGGTGAATATTTTAATACAACCACCGCCAACGCCGTTACACTGACAGGCATGAGAATAAAAAATATGGCAGAGAGCGTTATCAACATATAATGATGCCCCTGTCATGCAATCCACGCACATGCAATGGAATTTAAGACTAGCATTCAGTCCACTGGTGCAGACACAAGCAAAAATTCCCATGGAGGGTTGGGCGCAGGGAGTGCAGCCACTACCGTTGCAATAAACTTCAAAAGCACAAGTGTGCATATCGCAAGTTAAAAGAAATTGTCCATCTGCAGATGTAGCCAGCATCCATAAGTTACACTGACCGCAACGTACACATTCAGCTAATTCGGCGCATGTACAAGTTCTACATTGCAAGCAAAAACACATAGGACATATAAGGTCTTCGTTTGGATTAAGAAAAACCTTGGCTGATATAATTCTACCTGTCACTTCATCTCGTCCTTCATCTGAACACTTAAAACACCTACTTACTATACTTAATGGTACTGAACAAGTGTCAAAGTTGTGATATCTACTGTATTGAAAGGAATTACAGTCGGTACCAACCTCAAAACAAAACGCTTGTCTGAAACGCATGTAACCTTTTTCAGAATCGCTCAACGAAATAGCAGAAAACGCGCGTTGGCCACCGCTGCAATATAAAACACCGAATAGAAGGTCACACTTAACAGAAACACTCATAGGCGTAAATGCATAAACACAGCAGGCTCCATTAACCACAGATACCAATGTTACTGGCTCCCAGGCTCTTGCCATACATTTCTGCAAAGGGTTATCTACTTGTTCAATCTCTTTAAGAATTTCAAAGTTTCTTGATACTGGAAAGCACATATATTCTGTGTTAAGCGCCATGTGTCTTCGGTTAGCTTTACACCATATTACAGGGCTACTTACGTTGTAAGATGGGTTACATGTAATAGTGCCATACCATTTACCTTTAGTAAAATTGGCCAATGCGCCGCCACCACTACCTTTACTATTACAACAAAGTAAACAAACGCCATTGCAGACAGAACCGGAACCGCTGGATTGATTATATTGATTACCTACTAAACCGGTGGAGCCTTCTAATGCTCGACTCCCCTCATTGCAGCCCGACAATGTAAGAGGATATTCTATTAGTTCATTTTTATTACCACAATATGTTGGATTAGCCCAACCGCCCAACAATGTGCCGCATATGGCACTGGCCATGCATGAAGCAGCATTAACATTGGTTGGGTACAAAGGACTACCACACCCTGAGTAAGAGCAAGCTACATAGCTCGTTCCCATCCAGCATCCACAAACGTGTCGAAAATCCGTTACAACCAAAGCCTGAACAGGATAGCCCGATCCTGTGGATGGTACCCTGTTCTGAGCCTGTGCACTAACACCGGGTCCAGAATAAGTACATAGACCTGATGTATGAACAAAGCATGCAGGCAAGTACACAGGTTGAGAGCAGTTACTCAAATAATCGATGGTAATTTTGTCTCTGCAACCAATATTGGTAATAGATACACACGTTGCTGTGCTGGCTCTAATTCTAAAATAACTTGCTACGCTAGCATCCAGCGCTGGTGTAGTGCATCCACAAAACTTGGTGGCACTGACAAGGTCTCCACCCACACCTGTAAGATTGGCTCCACTACCAAAAAGATTTGTTGCACAAACGCTCGGTGCTTGTATACACCCAGTGGTGATGCAGATACAACACAAGCCTTCTACGCTAAATTGACATAAAACTGCCATTTTTTCAACCTCTTTTTTTAATTCTTACAACTTATTATTTAGATCTTCAAACACTCATTTTTTATTATTTAGATCTTGAAACGCTTCTAATTTATTATTTAGATCTTTAATTGCTTCGACAAGCAATGCAACAATGTTTTGATATGAAACTCTATACCCACCCTCATCATTTCCATTGACTACCTCAGGAACATAAGGCTTGATTTGCTGAGCAATGAATCCCATTTGGTCCTTAAGATCAACATCAATCCTATCGTAAACCACACCCTCTATATTTAGGACAGTGTTTAAAGCATTTGTAATTGGTCTAATGTTTGTTTTGATTCTAGCATCAGAAGATGCATCAACATAACCAGTTGTAGTGATGTTTCCATTAACTGTCAGACTACCAGAGTTAATTGCAACATTTGCACCGAACGATGCATTAGCAGTTACCGAAAGAGTACCAGTCGTTGAAATGCTAGAAGAGTTAACAAACGTGTTTACAGTAGCATTGCCAACATTAATAGATGTTGTTGATAAATTTAGATTTGCTCCAACATTAATTAATGTGCTGATGTTTGCCGTCGCAGGTAATCTGGCTGTCACCAAAGTGCCTGACGTCATGTTATCTGCATTAGCAGAAAATGCTATGGCATTGCTATAAGCAGTATCAGCTATATCAAAAGCTCTCTTTACACTATTCGCGGAAGCAGCAATAGTAGTACTTGTATTTGTTACACTATCCAATACAGTAATAATACCCGCATACGTTGCATTAGCTGATTGGTTTCTGTTTACAACCTGATAAAAGTTAGCACCGTCTTCAGTCAAATCCCATACATCACTGGTTTCATTCCAGCGAACTGTAACGTTAGCACTAGAACCTCTATTAATTTCAATGCCTGCATTCTCTGTTGGAGGAGTCGCGCCACTAACGTCTGCATTCAAAGTAACTATATTATCAGCAACATTCAAAGTCGCTGTATTAAGATATGTTGTTGTTCCTGAAACTGTTAAGTTGCCAGAAATGGTGACGTTGTTGCCAAAGGATGCATTAGCAGTTACCGACAGTGTGCCTGTCGTTGAAATAATCGAAGAGTTGACAAAAGAATTAACAGTTGCATTTCCGACTTTAATATCAGATGTAGACAACAAAACATTTGCACCTGCATTGAATCCAGCGCTAGCGTTGACTGTTCCTGTGAATACACCGTTATTAGAAACTGTCAAAGCATTATTAACAGCAAGCGTGCTACCGAGAATTACTCCACCAGAAACATTAGCAGTTCCGGAAATAGTAAGGGCTGCGTCTGGTGTGCTATTAACAATACCCACTCTATTATTAACAGCATCAACAAACAAAACATTTGTATCAAAAATAACATTACTAAAAAACTGGGTACTGTTTGAAGTTATTGTTACATTGGAGTGAGTTGAATTACCAGTAACAACTATAGCATTTGCAACACCGGGGTTAACAATTAAAGTTCCGTTTACTGTGGCAGTATTGGATATAACTAAATTTGCCGCTGTTCCAACATTGACACTGAAAGTTAAAACATTAGCATTGTTAGCATAGAAGTCCCAACGCTTTGTTGTATCACCAAGTCTAACATTATTTGCATTTGGAATTACATTAGCACTGAATGTAGATTGACCCGCAACGGATAGAGTGTTGCTTAGTGTCGAGGTACCACTGACATCAAGAGTAGTAGCTGATAGTGCCCAACGTTGATCGGCATCACCTAAAGAATAATTGTTGTTGATCGGCTTGAAGTCACCGTTGGATGTGCCGCTAAAAGTAACATTTCCGGAAATGTTGAACTCACCACCAACAGACAAACTGCCGGCAACATTGGCATTACCGACTACCTCTAAACCATTCTCTACCTTAAATACAGTGTCTGCCATTTGCTACCTATTATTTTATTAAGTGAGCTACTACTGTTACGCTCGAGTTAGCAGCACTCTGTAAGAATTTTAACGAGACTATGCCGGTATTTATTGCTGTGCTGAATACACCAAGATTGGAATTAAGAGGTGAAGAAACTGTTCCATATACAGTTAGAAAAGGGGTGATGGTATCGTGTGCTAAAACAATTTCGTTTATTTGGGTATTTGTACCAGCAAGAGTCTTAACTTGAGCTGTAATCTTTGCTGATGAATAATCAGCTGTAGAAAAAGAAAACACATTTCTTGATGCGGATGTATTAGAACCTATATTTGTATTGGATGTGACAACAATAACATAATTATTTTGTATGGTTGTGTTTCCACTAAGAGAAGTAACACCAGTAACATTTAAGTTAGCGTTTAGATTGAAACTATTAGATATATTCAAATCCACAACATTTAGTGTGGCTGCATTTGCAGTTGCAATGTTTGCTGAGGCAACAGTTGTCAATCCAACAAAACTACTAACATTACTAAACGTGGCATTACCTGTAACAGTTATTGTATTGCTAAAAGTTGCAGCTTTAGTTACGGAAAGTGTTTCTGAAATACTGACAGTATTACTAAAGAAAGTATTACCAACTACAGTCAAGCTGTTGCCTGAAATAGTTGTATTGGATACAGTCCCGTTGCCGGAGATGGAAAAGGTACTAAGAGAGCTATTAGCTTTTAATGTAATGCTATTAGCTGTAACTGTTGTATTACCATTGAATGTAATTACAGCATTTGCATTTAGAGTTGTAGCTACTAGATCTGTATTGCTTGTAATGTTTAATGTTGTACCACTCAGAACAGTGTTAGTTCCATTGATAACGACGTTAGCAGCAGTTACTTGAGTGTTTGACGTTACATGAACGTTACCACCTTTCAATGCAGTGTTTGCTGCTTGTATGGATGTATTAGTAGTAACAACAGAAACATTAGATGTTACATTAGCAAGACCGCCACTAATGTATAGAATAGTTGAGTTAACACTAGAGTTGCCAACCTGAATATCTAAGTTGGCAGTAGAGTAAACAACATCGCCAGTAAACCTAGTATTAGAAGTAACGTTTAAGTTAGCTGATGCTGCGACCGTACCACCCCGAAGAACTGTACCAGCAGCAATCGTGTTAGCTGAAAAGATGCCATTAACAGATCCGTTACCTGTGACCGTGGCGCCTACAGTATTTGATTCTACTGTAACCGTATACAGAGTCATCGCGTCTGCTAACTGGTTTGTTCTTCCAATCCAGTTAGCAAATGTATCCGTCGATACAACTACATTAGCTACTGCTCTTGCCATTATTGTTCATTCCGTTAATTATTGATTTCAGCATGTCTTTAATATCATCGACATCCCTGCGAAGAGTATTTACCTCATTCAAAGCAGAGCGCATCTCTCTACTTTTTTGTTCCTCAGAAAGATGCTGTCTGTATGAAGCAGTATCAGTGTTGATCACTGCTTGAGTATACGGATGTCTTTTTAGCTTTGATGTGTCCATTATGCTGATACCGCAATAGCTCTATACTCTTCTACTCTGGGAACAAGATAACTATATGGAGACAGTAAGACTATCTTCACAGCAAAAGCTTTAAATCCATCATACTTAGCTAAAGATGAATTGAAGTATCTAACAATGTTAAAATTTTGATTGTTTAAGAATGCTGAGTTTTTGTTTGTTATTACATCAATGTTTAAACCTGAACCTTGTAAACTTGAATTAGATACTGCTTTTGATACAGTCAATGTTGTTGTATTGGAAGCAGTTACAGTATCTACAAAGAACGTATCAGGGAATGTTGGGTTATAAACTTTGACCACCGATCCAACAGCAATGTCCGTGTTA